ACTGTAAGAGAAATATTTCAGAAAGAGAAGATGACAGTCGACGATTATGTCAAGCCATTTTTTCCTTCCACAAAAGCTAACGTACAGGGTTCCCGTGCAACAGGCGGAACTCTGGGTCTTATTATGACAGACCCCACACTCCTCGATGATCTGAGATCGAGTGAGCCTTTAATACAAGTCCGTACTCTAGAGTCCGGTTGGCGGTCCCAACGTGAAGAAATCTTGCATGTCCAGAATGGCGAGATACACGTGAGGGAGACCGGTTCAGTGCGGGGATACACCCGCACAGAGGTCGATAAGTCTGAGTTAAATAGAAGATTTATGATTTTGTATGACAGAATATGTGATAGAGCTAGAACTGAGCTTCCACTAACTGAACCTGTAGGCCTCCCAGAGGCGCTTAAGGTCAGGGTCATCTCCAAGGGTCCACCTTGGCACTATTTCGCGCTGCGCCCACTTCAAAAGAAGTTGTGGTCGACGTTGCGGAAGTTTAAGTGCTTTAGTTTGATCGGGGAGAGAGTCTCTGAGAAGTTAGTTCAAGACCTCCTGGGTGCCAAGTTGGGCCCGGGGGAGAAGTTTCTATCCGTTGACTATAGTGATGCTACGAATCAAATGTATTCGTGGTGTTCTAATGCTGTAGTTGAGGAGATTTGTGGTTGCCTGGATATTACGGGTAGCTTGAAGCAGATCTTTTATGAGTCGATGACAGAACATTTAATCGCTGATCCTGACACCAAGGGTCGTGTTTTACCTCAAGCGAATGGGCAGTTGATGGGGAGCGTAGTCTCCTTCCCTATCCTATGCATTGTTAATGCAGCTATCTGCCGTTGGATGTTAGAGCTATCTGGTCTGAGGAAAATTCCTTTACGAGATGTTAAGCTTGCGATCAACGGTGATGATGCTGTGATGAAGTGCACAGAGGAGGGGAGGGTGATGTGGGAAGAGATAGGCAGTTTTTGTGGTTTGAAGCCGTCTGTGGGAAAAGTGTACTTTTCGTCTGAGTTCTTGAACTTGAATTCGACGACGTATAATTATTCTGCGGAGGGTTATGAAACATATGAGACTGAACGCGTAGAGACTAAGTCTGTCGAAGTACGGCTAATTATTGCCGGCGGGGAACAGAATATATCTACAGTTAATACTAAAGTCGTACGAACGAGACATTATGATCTTGTCAAGTACGTCAATCTCGGCCTACTATTGGGTCTGCGGCGGTCGGGTGGTCAGCTTTCATTAGTTAATGATGAGGGTGAATGGGGTACGATAGGTTCTCTATCTACTCAGTTGATCAACGATTGTCCGGATCTACTGAAAGAGAGTGTGATGTGTCAGTTCATCCATTTCAATCAGAAAGCTCTGAAGCAATTTGACTTACCATGGTTCCTACCTGAGTATGTGTGTGGCGTCGGCATGCCGACGGTGGGGAGATATGCTCCTGCAAGATTTGATCTGCAGGTGGCCCGGAAGGTTCTTGAGAATCCGGACAAATTCTTCGTGCCGTCGGTCAAGCCGGACGTCCCGTACAAGGTCTGGGAATACGCGCAAAGTCGGTTCAAGAAAGTCTCATGTATGAGAAATAT